GGATGAGAATGAGTTATAACGACAATCCTTTTTTGTCTGTAAGTATTATAGAAGAAATAGAAAGACTTAAAGACACAGACGAAAACTATTGGAGAGTATATGGTTTAGGTGAACGTGGACAAAGTCGCAGCCTAATATTCTCTTTTATATCAGTAGCAAGTATACCTTTAGAAGCTAAGTTAGTTAGTTATGGTTTGGATTTTGGTTTTAGTAATGATCCTACAGCACTTGTTGGAACATATATACTTGGTGATAATATATACATTGAAGAATTGCTATACCGTACAGGACTTACAAATCAAGACATAGCTAAAGAACTTGTAAGGTTAGGATTAGACCGTAGAGACGAAGTTTACGCTGATAGTGCAGAACCAAAAAGTATAGAAGAAATTCATAGAATGGGTTGGAATGTAAAACCTACAGCAAAGGGTGCTATAAATCAAGGTATAGATTTACTTAGAAGGTACAAGTTACACGTAAAAGAAACTAGTGCAAATATTATAAAGGAAATGCGTAACTACAAATACATAGAAGACAAAGACGGTAACTTAACTAATAAGCCAGTAGACAAGTATAACCACGCTTGTGACGCCCTTAGGTACTCTGTAATAAACAAACTCAGTAGACCTAACTACGGAAGGTATGCTATACGCTAAAATATTTATGTTAAAAAACTTGACAACTATGTAAACTTTTACTAAGTTTAGGTATTAATAACAAATACAAAAACTATGTTTATATACGATAAGAAAGACTTAGAAAAAATGACTACAAGACAGTTAGAAGTTCTAGCTAAAAACTTGCAAGTAGCTTTAAATGATACGTTAGATGAATTAGCAGTTTCTAATTGGAAAAAATAATTTGGTTAACTCCTTTAATTTTAGTAAGTTACAGTAACACAAAAACTATATTATGACAGATTCAGTATTCGAAATTATTGGTTATCACAAAGAATTGTTTGACCAACACACAGGTAAGTACTTGGGCTATATAAAAATGTCCGTACCTGATCGTAGCAAAGCTAAGTGGGGTTACTTTGGACGTACACGACACCACGTCAAAGGTACAGCTACAAAAAACGGAATGACACAATTTAACGTTGACGGTGTATATGTTACAGAATGTATACCTATTTGTGGACGCATAAAAGCTAATACACTTCAGGAACAGCACAACGTTTTACGTGATCATTATACAAAAACTTCAGCTTTACGACAAAAATAAAAGTTGACAAATTTGACACCTATAAAAAAAAGAGTTAAGTTTAATAAATATAAAAACACACTATATGATAACAATAGCACAGCAAACGCATATTAATACACTAATTGATTTTGTAGATCAAAATTACGGTGACAAAGGTACTTGTGTACTTGGGTACAGAATGTACGTTAACGGAAAACTATTATGTCCACAACCGTGGCAGGGTAGTTTATCTTGTGAAAGGTTTTATAAACTTGCAAAAAATTACTTAATCGACGAAGGCATTGACCCTTCTAATATAACTATTGACTATGGCAGAATCGACTAAACACAACGGCTGGACTAACTACGCTACTTGGCGAGTTAACTTAGAACAAGTAAGCGACTTACCTAGTGACTATTGGGCAGACTATATAGAGGACAACAGAGGTTCTGACTTGTTAGTTTACGATCTAGGACAGCAAATAAAATCTTATGTAGAAGAAATGATTAGTATGCAAGTAACACCTTTAAAAAACAATATTGCAGAAAATTATGCACACGCATTTATTAGTGAAGTAAACTGGCGTGAAATTGCAGAACACATTTATAATGAATACGTAGAAAATAACTGGTGTGATAATTGTAATGATAAAATTGACTGCACTTATATGCAAAGTTTTTGTTCTGAAAAATGCAAGAATGAATACAATATGTTAGCCGATCACGAAAAGGGTTAGGATATTTAAAATAAGTTTACTATATTTATGTAAGATTTTTTCTTTTGATTTAGTTAGTTTCATAGATGTTAATTAGAAAGAGGGTAGCTGTAATGGTTACCCTTTTTTTGTTTTGTAAAAATCCAAAAGTTAAACGTTATATAAATATGCAGTTAGATATACTAGTACCAACTAATTTACGTGAAGTTACACTAAAGCAATACCAAAGGTATTCTGAACTAGAAACGGAAGAAAACAAGAACACTTCTTTTTTGTTACAGAAAATGTTAGAAATATTTTGCAACGTTGATCTTAAAGACGTAGCTAAAGTAAGGTACACTGATTTAATAAATGTAACTAATGACTTATCAAACATATTAAACAAAGAATATAGTTTAGTACAACGGTTCAAGTTAAATGGTGTTGAGTATGGTTTTGTACCAATGCTAGAAGATATTTCTTTAGGTGAGTTTATAGACTTGGATAACTACTTAGGTAATTGGAAAACTATGCATAAAGCAATGTCAGTTCTTTACAGACCAGTAGTTGAAAAAAAAGAAGACAGGTATACAATACAAGAGTACGAAGGTGCTAACGACAAATTGTTAGAAATGCCTTTAGATATAGTTTTTGGATCAGTGGTTTTTTTTTATCATTTAAGTCAGGAGTTATTGAAAACTACCCTGAACTATTTGGGACAGGGACAGAAGTTGGACTGGGATCAGCAGCTAACTTTGGAAACAAATGGGGATGGTATCAGTCAGTCTATGCACTCGCTCAAGGCGACATTACAAAATTTAAACATATCACTAAACTAGGTTTGCATAGTTGTTTGACAATGTTAACTTTTATGAAAGAAAAAATAGAATTAGAAAATAAAGAACTTAAAAAAAATTTTAAATGAGTAATCAAGGCGTAAGGGGATACTACCAAGTAGTAAAAACTATTGAAACACAATTACTTACAGACCCTAACGTAAACACGGTTACAGTTGGCGATATTAGTGATGTAGACCTAAGTAAGCAGACTATTTTTCCTTTAGCACACTTAATAGTAAACTCAGCACAGTTTGCAACAAATATGTGGAGGTTAAATATATCAGTTTTAGTTATGGACATAGTAGACGTAACTAAAGACACGACAACTGATCTAGCTACAGGTTATAGTAATGAACAGGATATATTAAACACTCAGTTAGCAGTATTAAACGTTCTGTTATCTAATTTGTCAAGGGGATCACTATACACTACAAAATACCAAATAGACAGTCAGCCAGTGTGCGAACCATTTACAGATAGGTTTGAACATTTGTTAACAGGATGGGCTTGTACTTTTGATTTGTTAATAGAAAACGACGTTGACATATGCAGCTAGAAAAAACTAAAGCAGTACTAAGGCAATACGGAAAGTATGTTGTACAGCAAAGTAGAAGTAGATTAACTAAGGGCAGAAATAGAAGAACCCATAATGCAACAGGTAGTTTGTATCAGTCTTTAGAATATGAATTACAGCAAGACCCTAACACACTGTTAGTTGCATTTGATATGAATGACTATGGTGCATACTTAGATAAAGGTGTTAGTGGAACAAAGCAGAAGTATAACACACCGTTCTCGTACACTTCTAAAAAACCACCAATAAAATCATTACTTAGTTGGATAAAAACAAAACGCATTAGATTCAGGGACAAAAAAGGAAAGTTTACTAAAGGAACGTACAAAAGTATTGCATTTATTATGCAGAACAGTATATATAAAAAAGGTATTAAGCCTACGTTATTTTTTACAAAACCTTTTGAACAAGCTTACGTAAAATATGAAAAGGATATATTAAAAGCATTCTTAAAAGATGCACAAGACAGTTTAGGATTATGAGTACAAAGATTAATGTTAGAAGTCCGTTTTATTTAAATATAACAGAGCCAGTAGTACCTCAACCTACGTTTGATTGTAATACAGCTAACTTGCAAGGTTTTTCTATTGACAATCAAGGAGTTATTACACAACCTACAGCAACATATGGTACAGTATTATCTTATACTAGTACAGATGGTGATTTTAGTAATGGTAAATTCGCAGTAGAAACTGCTGATACTTCAAGAACAGTTAATTTCACTATTTCAATTCCACTAGGATTTACAAACTCAACTGATTTAACTTTCGTTTGTTCACAAACAGTAACTCAGCCTGGCACAAGTGGAGCAACCACACCTTGTACAGGAGGTCCGAGTACCTCAGGAACAATACCTGCACAAACTTTAAATAGTGGTGGTGCAACTGTAGATATTGATTTAAGTGGATATTTTACAGGAGAAACTACTTATGCTGTAAACAACGTAAGTCCTTTATTAGTAAATACTGCAATTAATGGAAGTACATTAACATTAAGTTCTAACACTCAAGCAGGTTCAGCTACAGTATACGCAATAGGAAGAGATGGAAGTTACCCTACAACTTGTGAAGCAGTTCAGACAATATCAATTACTGTAAATTCTACAGGTGTTACTTGGAGTTGTACTTCGCCTGTTACAGCATTGCAAGGTGGGTCAATAGCACAAGACGGAACTATAACAAACCCTCAGTCAGCAGCAGTTATTACAGGAATAAGTTTATCCGATGGCGGTGCTTTAATAACAAGTGTTTCTGCTAACTCAGGTTCTGCAGCACAAAACGTAACTTTGTTTTTTAAGATGACAGTTCCTGTTGGTTATGACAACGCAGGTAAT